GCGAGGACCAAATGGTTATCAAAAACCAATGGGAGGTAATTATTCGCGACAATCCATTGGTTACAATTACCAAGTCCATGCACATTGTTTACGCTGGCAAAACTTTGGTAATTAGCGAAATAATTGACGTGAACGAATACGAGCGCATGATTAAATTAATTGCAACACAACGAGACTAAAATGTTAAGCATTGAATTTAACAAGCAAAGCCTTAATACGTTTTATAAGTATTTAAAAAACTTAGAGGACCAAGTTTCCGACTATGTACGGGCGGAGGTGGAGGATTCAATGCTGGCAATTGAAAGCGAAGCGGCAAGCAATGTGGCCGTTGATACTGGAGCGCTAAAAAATAGTATTCAATCAACGCCAATTAAAGTAAGTAAAAACGAAATTACTGGAGGCGTGGAGGTTGGCGCTAATTACGCGGCTTATGTTGAGTTTGGAACTGGGACCAGGGTTAAGGTCCCAAGCGAGTTAAGCGATTTCGCGGCCCAATTTAAAGGCGACGGAATAAAAGAAGTTAACTTACCAGCAAGACCGTTTTTTTATCCCGAGGTTTTTAAACAACGGACGGAATTGCCAAAAAACATTGAGCGCACCTTAAAAAAATTACTTGCTAAATGAGAAATATTAAACCATTTATTCGCAAAGCTTATTGGACGGCTTTAAATAATACAATTACTTATAAAGGTGCGCTTGTCCCTTGTTACGATACCTTTGCGCCTGACACGGCGGTTTTTCCTTACATTTTAATCGGAAACCAAACGCAAGAAGACGACAAAGACAACCAGGAATATAATTACATTACCACAATAACTTTGGACGTTGTAACGGCTGGGATTGCGCCATACGGACGCATTGACGCTGATCTAATCGCCGACTCTATTTTGCAAATCGTTTGCCTTTATCCTGAGAATTATTTGGCATTGCAAATAGGCAAAATTGTTACCGCAAAGCTCGTGCAACAAACTAGTCTTTCAAGCATTACGGACACTAATATTGTGCATCGCGAAATAATGACTATTGAAAACTGGATAAATGGCTAAGGTTAACGGCTCCGCTTTATTTGTAACGGTTGGGCTCAATCAAGTTGCCAAGTCAACCAGTTACGAGTTGTCCGCTGAAATGGGACAACTTGATAAGACAAGCAACGAGTCGGGGTTTTTTGCAGACCATATTTCAAGGCTTGCGTCCTGGTCCTTATCGAGCGAATCCTTATACATTCAAGACGGCTTTTCATTTGGCGATTTATTCAACGCTTACGTTAATCGTGATCGCGTATATTTGTCAGCTGGGCAAGACGATAATTTAACCTTTATAGGTTTGGCAATGATTGAGTCAATAAGCCAGTCGGCTCCAATGGAAAATGTTGCAACAATTTCGGCAAACTTTAAAGGTGTTGGCGGACTTTACCCTACAATATTACCAGCGGAGCGGTTTATTATTGACGAATTATTTGAAATAATAATAGATCAAGACGGCAACTTTTTGGTCTACACTTAAAATTTATTGTTTTGCAATTATTCAAAGTCCTTTTATTTTTAAAAAAAATTAGAATTAAACTAACAAAAATATGGCAACTGCTGGCAAATTTAATGGCACCCTTTTAAACGTTTACCTTGACAACGTTATGATTGGATGCGCAACCTCTTCAGAATTATCCGTAAACGTTGACCTTGCGGATGCAACTTGCAAAGACGATGGCGGATGGGCCGACCATATCGCTGGATTGCGTGATTGGTCCGTTTCAACTGACGGATTGGTTGCATTTGACGACACAAACAACGTAGGCGATATTTACACGCTTTTAAGCGGTCGTACTGTTGTTGCGTTGAAGTTTACCACCAACATTACTGGAGACCTTGTATTTTACGGAAACGCTAGCGTTGCATCAATCAGCGTATCAGCTGAAATGGAGGCTGCGGTAACTTATTCCGTAGAATTTACAGGCAAAGGTCCTCTACTAAAGGCGACCGTTGTACCAGCATCAACCTAATTAGTATTATCTTTCGCCTATGAATCACACAGGCAGAACAATAATCACAATTAATGGCGGCACCTATCCTGTTAAATTTGGGATGGGTGCGCTTATGCATTTTAGCGATGGCCTTGGCTACGATGTCCAAGAGACAATTGAGGCGCTAACAAAGCCAGGAGTTGGACAAATAAAAGCAATATCTAAATTTATTTACGCGGCTCTTTATGTCGATGCGCTTTACAACGACAAAGATTTTAATTTAGAAGTAATTGACATTATTGACTGGGTGGATTCAAATCCAACAGACGAAGTTGGCAAAGTTGTTAAAGTAATTATGCTTGGGATTAGCTCAATTACTAAAGTAGATTACCCAGGCGATGGAGTTGACGACTCAAAAAAAAAATAACATTTAACGACGTTTGCCATTACGCAATAGGGGAGTTGGGATTAAATCCTGACTCCTTTTATTTTATGTCGTTTGCCGAGTATCAATCCATCGCTTACGGTCACCAAATTAGGCAAAGCAAAGAAGAGAATTTATTTAGAACTCTTTGGGTCCAATTAAACAACGTGAATGTTACAAAGAAAGCCGACCTAATCCGTAAGCCTGAAAAGTTTTGGCGAATTCCTTTACTAGACGCCAAGCCAATTGTAATCCCAACCGCTGAAGAAAAGGCAAAAGCCTATGAAATTGGACTTACTTGGCAAAACCTTAAATTTGAAGAACAAGCCAGTTTTGACACGATAACCAATAAAATACAATGAGCGCAAAATTAAATGTTGACATTGTTGCCCAGCTAAAGGATTTTAATAAAGCAATGACCGAGTTAAAATCGGAAGTTGGCGATTTAAATAAGCAAGTAAGCAAGGGAAACAACGACAGTATAAAGTCAACAAACGCATTGTCAGGCGCATTTAGTAGCGTTGGCAAAACATTGGCTGGGTTATTTGCGGCCGATATGCTTATTAATTTTGGCAAAGCAGTAATTGAGACAACCGCAGAGTTTCAAAAGATGGAGGCGGTTTTAACAAATACTTTAGGCAGCAGTTCAATGGCCCAACAATCAATGGCGCAAATTGTTGAGTTTGCATCCAAAACACCTTTTCAGGTAAACGAGTTAACCGAATCATTTGTAAAATTAGCCAATCGAGGATTTAAACCAACAATGGAAGAAATGACCGCGTTGGGTGACGTGGCAAGCTCAACAGGCAAATCTTTTGATCAGTTAACCGAGGCGGCTTTGGACGCAATGACTGGCGAATTTGAACGTCTTAAAGAGTTTGGTATTCGTGCGGCAAGTGAAGGCGACAAAGTACAATTTACTTTTAAAGGCGTAACGACAGAGGTTAAAAAAACCGATACGGCAATCAAGGATTATTTAATAAGCCTTGGACAAGCTGAAGGAGTCAGCGGCTCAATGGCTGCAATTTCTGAAACCGTAGGCGGTAAAATTTCCAACTTAGGCGATAATATAGACCAATTACAATTGGCTATTGGTAATCAAACCAGCGGAGTTTTTGCCGCAACTGTGGATTGGCTTTCGGCTTTTGTAATGCATGCTGGATTATCTATAAAAAGCATTGGTGAATTAAAAAAGGAGGTTAACGATTTAAATTTTAGCTCAAACGTTACCGAAATAGCCAAAGAGGTAGACTTTTTAATTACAAAATACAAATCCATTTATCCTGAATTAAGCAATACGGCTTTAATTGATAAGGCGATTAACCAAGTGTCAGAATCTTATAAAGGATTATCAAAAACCTCTTTACAAAACGGAACAATAACGGTTGGACAACTTTGGGCAATTCAAGACGAATTAGATAATTATAGTCTTAAATTAAAAGAAACTGCGGCTAAGGCTTCAGTTTTAACTAAAGATGAAATTGAAGAAATTAAGAAAAAAGCAGAGGCACAAAAGAAAGCTCACGAACAAAGAATTAAGCAGCTTAGGACTGAATCCGTAGAATTCCAACAACACGTTCGGGACACTTACAAATTAGTTGTTAGAGACCCATTTGGCGGCCCAGCACCTGATTCAAATAGAAACGCAGATGTTGAGCGGCAACAAATAATGGCAAACGCTGGAGCTAAGGTTTTAGCAATAAATAAGCAAATCGCATTAACAATGCCTGGTATTATAATTCCCGAGGATGCGGTTGCAAGATTACAAGCATACAACGCCGCGCAAGCGCAATTAGGAGCGGAAACGGCTTTAGTCGCTAAAAACATGGGTGCCGCTTTATTTGTTGGCGATATGTTTGGCCAAGTATTATCGGGATTAGGAGAGACTGGAAAAGTTTCGTTTCAAGGTATTTTTGATGCGTTAAAACAAATGGTTATTAGATTTGCCGCAGCAATTGCAGCCGCATTTACTTTAAATATTTTAACTGGCGGTTTAGTAATGCAAGCTGGAGGCGGAGGGAAAGGTTTAGGAGCATTAATAAAAGGCGGAAAGTCTTTTGGCATTGGTGGCCTTACGCCATTTGCTGCTGGAGGTATTGTAAGCGGTCCAACTGCTGCGCTTGTTGGTGAATACTCAGGCGCCAAAACAAATCCCGAGGTTATCGCACCTTTGAGCAAATTGCAAAATATGATGGGTGGAAACGTTACCTTTACAATTAGCGGCGACTCTTTAGTTGGCACGCTAAACAGGGCAAATAAAACAAGAGCTAGAAAATTTTAAACAATGGCATACGGTCTAAAATATACGATCCCATTTAAGGACGTCGACAATTATTCCAACCTAGTCGAAATCTACCAGGACGGTTTTGTTGGCACGTCAACGGAATTAATTGCAACCGAGCAACCAGCGACGCACAAATACGAGCGCGAAGACAACGAGGACATTACAGACCCAATAATGTCTAGCACGTTTACGATTGCTTTTTACTCAACGGAAACGACAGACTTTAGAAATTTCTTTAGTTATTCGGATCGCGAGTTTTTAGTTGTGCATAAATTCGAGGGCAATGTTGTCTTTAAAGGCTACCTATTAAACGACATTACTGGCGAGCCGTTCCAAGACCCTCCTTATCCTGTTATCTTAACGGCAACGGACGGACTGGCTCAATTAAAAGAAATTGATTTAACTGGTTCCTCATTAGAATTTCCCCTTTTATATGATATTTTAATTAATTTGAATGAATTAGGTTTAGAATTAAATCTTGAGGTTTGTAATGATTTATATGAGGGCCTTGTAATGGACAACACAAAGTCTATTTTTGACCAAGATCCAGGCAAAGAATTAATGGTTCAAACCTTTACATTTGATGAATTACAAATAAACGCTTACCAATTCTTGCAAGAAATTTGCCGAACTTTTGGTTGGGTATTAATGCAAAAAAATGGAGTTTGGTTAATTCAACGAGCAATTGCAAGAAATATTGAGGGGACAATGATTTATGTTCATAGTTACCAAAATGGCGAAGTGATTCAAAGTTACCCAAACAACTTTGGCACAAACCATGACATTACGAACTGGCAACAAGTAACAGAAACTAATAATTTTATTGATGTTGCTTATGGTAACGGAATTTTTGTTGCCACTAGGTCAAATGGCGTAGGTTACTCAAACGATGGGATTACTTGGAATGTATTTAGTCTAGGAGGTGGTTTTGTAGGCGGTAAAATTGCTTTTGGCAATGGCTTATTTGTAACCGTTGCAAACTCAGGGGGAAGCGGACGAGTATATACCTCGCCCAACGGATCAACTTGGACAGTAAGAACGGCAGCGTCCAATGACACTTGGAGCGCAATAACTTATGGCAATGGCTTATTTGTTGCGGTTGCAAGTGCCTATAGTGGTGGAGGTGGAATTATGACCTCGCCTGACGGAATTACTTGGACTTTAAGGGTAGGCGTTGGCCCTGGTGGATTTACTGGGGTTGTTTATGGGAAGGGTATTTTTGTAGCTACTAAAACAGGCTCACCAGGTACAATGGTTACCTCGTCAACTGGATTAACATGGGGCGATCAAAATACTGGAATTTCTAGTTTTGCGGTTCATTTCGCAAATAATGTTTTTAGTACTGGTAAGCATTATTCAACAAATGGTTTGACTTGGACTGCTGGGAACTGTCCTAATTTTCCAGTAAAAATCACCGACGGAAATGGGTATTTTATGGCCGTTACGGACACAGAAATAAAATACTTATATTCTATTGACGGAATAAATTGGACGGCCGACACGCCGCCAAATACGTCAAATTTTAAAGGTGTAGCATTTGGAGAAAATACATTTGTTTCGGTTGGAAGTGGTGGAACAAACAGAATAAATTATCTATTATTTAATTCATCAAGAACTGAAATAATTGGGGACCAAGACGCGGCCAACACAACATGGATTCCTGTTGGAGGGGACCAGCTTTTGCAATACCAAAGGCCAATTAAAAAGCTAACCGTTAAACAAGGCGGTTTGGGTCAGTCAATAATAACAAACGGCGAAAGCTTAAACGAATCTAGCTGGTTTCTTGAGGGACCTTATAAACCTTTTGATTGGACCATAACGCCTGATCCCGACTCGCCAGTTATCCAAATTTTCCCAAATAATATTCCTTCTCAAACTGGGTACGACGACGAGCAAGGCGTTTCTTGGGATATTAGATTTATGGCCAATGGCGACGAGACCGACCAGCCAATTATATCAAAGCCAATTTTCTTGGACTTTGCTGGATTAAGTTTGGATTTGGAGGTTGACATTAACTATTCGACCGCATCTAGCGGATTAGGAATTGCGTTAAAACACGTCGACAGTAACGGGACCAGCAGATACTTAGGCACGGCCATTGTAGGCTCTTTAAATCTTTTGGCCTGGGACGCGGCATATAACACGTTTGTTTTTTATTCAACTCGGGACGACGATACAAGAAAATTTAAACTGTCCTCTTTTGTTTTGCCAACTGCTGGCTTTTTGTCTCTTGAGCTTAAATATTTTGGACTTACTGGCAGCGCGGTTGTAACGGCGGCAAAGATAATTCCAACGTTTGAAGGACGACGCAACCCAACCGAGGTAACAAAGATTTATGAAACTGCGCGCGATTATACAAGCCTTAGAGACGATACTTTGAGGTTTAGCGATCTAGCAATTACGGCCTCTAAAAACTGGCTTAAAATAGGCGATTTGCCAGCCATTGTATTTGTCGAAAAGTCTTTGGCTGGGACGGCTGGAATTATACAAGTGCCAAGCGGTGCGGTTACTCAAGTAAACAGATTAACCGATACTTTAGGGTCCAATACTTTGGACTTTACTGGAGGCGTTATTAATGGCCAATACCAGCGCCAATATGTGGCGGCAGCTGGATTTACTATCGATTCAACTTTTGTTTTGGTAAATAGTTTGTCGGGGACAATTCCAACAGGAACGGAAGTTTTGCCAATCGTTACAACTATTTCTAGCCAACAAAGAAATTTAACGGTAACCTTTGACGATTACGATTATACAGAGGAGGCAAACGTACAAATTCAAGTCTTTTTAAAGGACTCAAATAGTAATGATTACCAGGTTTCAACCTTTCTTTTGCAAACAAACGCCAACGGGACCATTACTTATTCGCAAACAAACATATCTTTTGAAAACCAAGCGCTTTTAGGTGGCTATTCACCACGTTTGCGCGATTGTTACGCGCGTAATGTCTTGACTATTTACAACGCTTTAAGTTATCGCCTGGAAGGCTCATTTAGACGCAAGGGCGACACGTTTGGAAATGGTTATATAGGTACACAATTAGTATATACTGGATTCTCAACCGTACGTTTGCAAGTAATTGGCTGGGAGTATGACTTGGCAAGTCGAGTGGCAAGAATTACCTTTGGACAAGTACCGACGGCGTACGTTTACCCAATAAATTAATATGGCAAATAGACGGTTTATAGATTTTCCAATTGCGGCAAGTGTTGGCGACAATGACATTGTTTTAATTTGGCAAGACGGTTTAAACAAACAAACCACAAAGGCGACGCTTTTGCAAGGCTCACCAAGTAGCCTGGCTGGATTAACCGACGTTGACATTGCAGCGCTTACCAATGGTCAGATTTTGCAATACAATTCCACAACTAGCAAATGGGAAAACGTAGATAGGACCGACATAAATTTAAGCCAGCTGGGCGACGTAACAATTGTGGCGCCAGCAAACGGCCAAGTATTGGTTTATAATTCGTCAACCTCTAAATGGGAAAACTCTAGCGCTGGTTATGTCCCTTATACTGGCGCGGTAACTACGGTTAACTTGGGCGCTCAAACCATACAAGCTGGCTCTTTTGTCAAGGCTGGCGGAACGGCCGCGCAATTCTTAAAAGCTAACGGCTCGGTTGATTCTACGGCTTACGGAACTGGTAGCGTCACCTCTGTTGCGTTAACTATGCCGACCGCGTTTAGCGTTGCTGGCAGTCCAATTACAACGGCTGGAACTTTGGCCGTTACTGGCGCTGGCACGGTTGGGCAATACATTAGAGGCGATGGCTCTTTGGCTGACTTTCCAGCAACTACGGGCGGAGGGTCTTCGGTTAGTTATTATTTAAATGGTTCTGTTTCGCAAGGCACAATTGGTGGCGTAGCTTATAAGGAACTTAACAAAACGCCAATATTTGGCGCTGGAACTGACATAACCATAAGCGCTGACGGATATATTGCCTCATTTATTACAGATGCTGGCGACCCTAATAAGCTACTTATTCCAGCTGGAAACTGGAACTTAGAAACCTATTTTAGCGCGTCAAGTAATGGAGGCTCGCCGTCTTTTTACGTTGAGCTTTATAAATACAATGGCACAACCTTTACTTTAATTGCAACAAGTAGCTCAGCGCCTG